GGGCTGCCCGGCTCGCGGACGGGCGCCATTGCGATCGCCTGACTGCGGTTCGTTGCGTGCGCGGGGGTGCGCCCCGGAGCGGTCACGGGCCTCGCCGTCAGGCCGCGGCGCGTCCTCCCCCATCCAGTCCGTTACCCAGTCCGGCAGAATGGACGCAGCCATGCCACGCAGATCATTGATCGGCGCACTGATGGTGTCCCATAGATAAGATGCGAAACCGGATGCCATCTCACGCAGATCATCGAACGCTGCGCCGAGACTCCCGCGCAGGATGTCGCCCGGCATGCCGAATGCCGACGCGAACAACTCGCGCACCGGATCAATGAACGTGGCCGTAATCCAGTCGATCAGCCCGGTGAACATATCGCGCACAAAGGCGACAGCGGCATCAAGCGCGCCGGTCATCGAGTCCCATATACCAGCCGCCAGATCGCCCAGGGCGCTGAACACAGGGCTCAGGATGCCGATCAGGAACCGACCGAAGTCCTGAACCGCAGACACGATGAACCCGAGCGCCGCCATGATATCGCCGCTGAACAGCGCACCGATGCCGAGGAAGACGTTTTCCAGCATGTCGCGCAGCGGTTGAATCTGCGCCCACATGACGGCCGCGATTTCCTTCGTCGTATCGATGATCTCGCGCAGCACGGGCACGATGTCTACGCCGAAAAACGACTCGAAAAAATCGGCGATCACGGACTCGCCGCCACGCATAGCGACGATCAGATCGTCAATGACGAGCAGAATCCCAACCACGGCACCCGTGATCATTACGGCTGGCGAGAATATGGCGGCCATTGCTGCGCTGAACCCGAGCGCATACGCCTTGCCGGCGAGGAACACCGCGCCGAGCCCGGCAAGTACCGGCGTCAGGCGATCGAGTGCGGCGAAAAAGTCTCCGAGCAACTGCACTGTATCGCCGGCGGCTTCTACTATCCAGTCTTTATTGGCGGCCAGGAACTCCGTGAACGAGTCTGCGAGCCGCGTCATTTCCGGCGCCACGCCTACGGCGATCAACTGCTTGACCGAATTCAGGCTGAACCATGTTGCATTCAGCGCCTGCTGATACTGCCGCGCCTGTTCGGTCTGCTGGCCGGTCAGCGTACCCAACTCGCGCGCACGCTCCATCAGTCCGCTGATCTCGCCATCGGTTCGGTTCAGCAAACGCAACAGGCTGTCATCGATGCCGAGCGCACCGGCAAAGTGGCGCTGTTCGGCCATCGTAAGGTCGAGTTGCTGGAACCGCGTTCGGACCTCACCGAGAATGGTGTCAGCCGTCTTGATCTCACCGGAAGCGGTGCGCACGCTGATGCCGAGCCGAGCGAATTCCTCGCTGCCCTGCTGCGCGGCGGCGCCGATCGAGTCGGTCAGCGACTCCATGGTCGAATCCATGGCCGCCGCCGTTGACTGCGACTGGCCGGCCAGGAACCGCCACTGTTGCAGGCGGGATGCGGCGACGCCGGTCTGATAGGACAGCGCGTCCAGCGAGTCGACACCGGACAGTATCGTATCGGCCCACCGGGCGGCGGCCGCTGTCGCCAGCGTGGTGGCCGCCGTGAACGCGCCGATCAGCCCGATTCCGCGGCCAAGCGACACATTGTAGTCATCCAGCACGCCCGGGTTGCCGGTGAAACCAAACCGCGTGACCAGTTCATTGACGACGGGCATGGCTTCATTCCTTCGGCTGCGAAAAGTGCCACTCCAAATCCTGCTGGATTGATTCGAATTCGATCAGATCCAGCAACTCCGGTGTGTCCCACTCCCATAGATCGGAAACCGAGCCGTAACCCTTGCGCGACAGGTGGAAAATCGCCGCGTCGTCACCGTCTACGTTCGTGTATTCTACGTATTCGCTTCGGTCCCGTCTGACCCGGACCCGGAGTCGGTACGGTCGACGGGCATGAAAGGGTAGCTCATGGCAGCCATGGCCGTGCTGATGAACGTCAGGTAGTCATCGGGATACTTCTCCCAATGCGCGTCACCCAACTTGGCCAACAGCGAGTGATCGTAGGACGTGCACTCCATGATCACTGATTCGACCGGCTCGAACTCCGGCGAGTCCAGGAACGAAAAGTCGTTGTTGCGAATCTGGTGCATGACCCGCGTGTAAAAGGCGAATACACGGCGACGCTTTTTGTGCGTCATCTTCGTGAACCGGTACGTGCGCCCGTTGATGGTCGCCTCGCCGTCCTCATAGACCGCGCGCACCATCGCCTTTGCGCGATCTTCGTCGGTCTGCATTTCCTCGGTATCGCCAGCCATGATCAGATATTCCGGGTGACGTTGCGGAAGCGGATGGTGTATTCCATCTGCGCGTTGGCGTCGGTGTTGTTCTTGGTCTGCGACGGCTTCGTGTACATCGAGCCGCTTTCGAGGATGTAGGATTCAGAACCATCGGTCCCGTCCTTCGTGAAATCCTCTTTGACCGAACCGGCGAACACGACGGGCTGTTCCTGGTTCAGCGCGTTGTTCAGGAACACGTCGCTGTCACTGAACTTGGGCACGCGGATGACCATATCATGCACGCCGCGATCCGCCCGGTTGCTGATATTCACACCGCCGTCCGCGCTGTTGACGTGCCCAGTGTGCTCATTGACCGGGTTCAGTTCGAGAAAATCACCGGCGATCAGATCGGTGATCGCGGTGCCGTTGAGGATCAGCGACGTTTGCTCCGTCGCCATTACGATAGTTGCCGCCATGTCAGCCGCTCCGTTCGATTACAGGTTGAAGTTGACGATCACGTCGGCCGAGTGAATCGCCCCCGCGTTCTTCACGGCGCCCTGAAGGACCGGCGACTTGCGCGCCTCGCGATCGGCCTGCGCCTGATCGGCCAGGCTGCCGGCGATCCAGTAGAACCCGTTGTTGGCGATGTTGCGCTCGAACGTTTCGCGGTCGCCGAAGTAGTCCGGGCTCGACCAGGTGCCGGGCGCAAACACCGCCGCCCGGACAAACTGCCGGGTGGTCTTCTCCGCCTGGTCGATCAACTGCTGTACGCCACGGCGGGTCTGCGGGATCTTCGTGCCGGTCAGCTTGAGCAGGTTGTAAAGGTCGGTCTGCACCGCGTCCACGAAACCGAGGATGTTGTACCGGTTGTCCACGAAATCGTTCGCGCCGCTCGTCAGCACGGCCGGCGTGTTCTTGAACGTGGTGTACACGTCCAGCCCGACCGTCTGCGCGCTGGTGATCTCGGTCTGCGTGTACGCTTCGGCCGGGATGTTCAGTTCCTTGAGTTGCATCGTCAGTGCGGAATTCTCCGCACGGAAGTTGACGGTGTGCGCCCGGGCCATGTACGTGGCGGCCATGCGGCGGTTGTTTGCCTTGCTGTAGAGCATCCGGTAATTCGTCTGCCCGGCCAGCTTGATCGACCAAACCGGGTTGGTCGTTTCGACGTTCAGGTTGTCCGGGCTGCTGAACACGTCATACCCGAGCACATCGTTTGCCTGGCTCCACGCGGCCAGATCCTGCGCCTCGCTGTCCGTGGGCTGTGCGATGAAACAGAACCCGTAGAAGTTCACCTCGGATTTGAGGGCGACCAGTGCTTCCTCCTTGGTCTCCGGGTCCAGCGTTTCCTCCGCCGCGCCCTGCACCAGTTCGGCGCCGGAACCATCCGCCAGCCCGAGAATGGAGCCGACGAACGTACCGCTGTCCGGATCGGTCGCATAGGTGAGTTCGCTGGTTACACCGGTCGTGTCGCTGGTGATCACGATGCGGTTGTCGTCGGTCGCCTCGACCGTCGCCCCCGTGATCTCCGTGTCGATCAGCGAAGCGACCCCTTCCAGGTCGGTCACGGTCTGGAAGTCCACGCCGGCAACGCTCACCGTTGTACCGTCGACATCGATGTCCAGCGAGCCATCGCTGATCGCCTGCAACTGATCGATGACCGTCGCTTCGACAAGCTGCGTGCCGGTCAGCTTGGCCGCCGAGACCGGTACGATCTCGCTGGCCGCGCGCCAGTAGCCGGCGACAAGCTGGCCGCCCGCGTTGACGGCGTTGGGCTGCGTGCCGAAGAACGTCACGGCGAAATCGTACATTTCGCTGTTCGTGCCGAAGTCGGATGCCACGCTGGCGACATCGACGTAGCGCCGGAACCGGTTGGCGCTGTCGAGCGGGCCGGTCTGCTGGCTCGTCATGATCGCCACGATGTTGAGGTTGTCGCGCGCTGCCAGCGAACCGCCGGTCAACAGCGTGACGTTGATGATTTGTGCGATGTCAGCCATCGTATTGCACTCCGCGTTCGGTTCTTACCTGGATCGGCGCACTCTCAAGACGCCGCGTGTCGATCACGATTCCGGGGCTGTACTGCACCGCCATTTCGAGCTGCCAGCGATCCGAGTAATCCCCGCCCGTCAATGCCTTTACGTCCGTCAGCGTGCGCGGCGGCTGGATATGCACCGCATTGGCTTTCGCCAGATCGTACGCGTCTTGTGACCGCAGCCGCAATTCGACTTCCCGCGCCCGACTGTATGCCCCGTCGCCGTAAAAATCCAACGTCACATCGCCGGTGACGATCTCGCCGATCGACAGTTCCTCGGCGTCACCGTCGAACGATTCCAGATTGCCGGCCCGCGTGCTCGGCGTCGTGGCGTCGACCACGATCAGGCCGGCATCGTAATCGCTGCGGTTGTAATTCTCCCGCCCGAGCCGGATCAACTGTTCGTCATACCCGAGCAGATCACGCACGACGCGCGCCACACGGGCCGTCACCGGCGTCATGGTGTCGGCTCTACCAGCGGCTTGTTCGTGGACTTGGCGACCGCCCGGTCGTAGCCGTATTCGGTCCAGCCCGTATGGCTGATGATCTTGTGATCGGCACCCCGATACTCGACCAGTTCATCGATCGCCAGTTCGGTCAGCGCATGGAGCAGGATGTAACGCTTGGACCAGTCGATTTGCTCCACATTCAGCTTGCGCGGATCGGCCGGCTGAATCATCGCGCGCACCGTGCGCGGCGTCACGACATCGGCCTGTTCGAAGTCGACGGTCTGGCGCGTCACGGTCTTGACCGTGCGGTCATCCGCCCAGTCCTCAACCACTTCCGACATGTCGGGCAGATCGCTCACCCTCGCACCGCCCACGTGATCGAGCCGGAAAACAGCCGCGTGTCGACCAGCACACGGGACGAGCCCTTACGTTCCTTGGTCGACTCATCAATGTCCGGCCAGTTGCCGTAGCCCTGCGACTGAAATGCCTGTTTGCTGGTGTTGACGGCGATCGCCCCGATCGTGTTCAGGCCGGCGTCGACGCTTTTCTCGCCGTTCGTGACGGCGCGGTACTGTTTGGCGATCGAGCGGTTGAGCGCGTCGCGGTTCACGCGGAACGGCATGCGCAGCCATGACCGCTGCGGAATGCCCTGGCTCGGCTCACCGTACTCATGCACCGCGCCAATCTGGATGATCGACGCACCGCCGCCGTACACCTGACCGCCGACCTTTTCCTGCGGCAGCCCGACGAACGCCGACCGCTCCGTCAGTGCGCGCATGTTGGCGGCCATCTGTTTGGTATAGCGCAGGTACTGGTTCGAGTTCACACCGGCACCGCCCCGCCCTTATGGGCGATCAGCATCAGGAACCGTTGACCGTACCGCGTGGTACTGAACAGGTCGTGAAACAGCCCGCCGGAGTGCGTCGGCGCCTGCCAGCTTACGGACACACCGCCCGCCGCCTGACTGGCCTTGGGCTGGACCGGCTTGCCGCTGCCCCCGCCCGACGATTCCAGTACCACGAAATGCGCGATCAGGTGCAGGATTGCTTCCTTGTTCGCGTCGTTGTATTCGCGGTTGTAGTAGGTG